GTGGACGAACCTGTCAGGATCGCGTCCAGACCGTCAAATTCGTCCGTGTTTTTCACAGAATCTCCATTGATGACAAGATAATGGAAATAGTTCCGCACCGCCTTGATCTTGTCCTTGAGCTGGAATTCGATCTCGTTGAGGTTCCCGCTTGTCTCCTGAATAACGCGGTCGACGGTAAACGAGCCGCCGAAAATTTTGATGTCCGCGGTGCATTTTTTACGGACAGCCTCGTTGGGCGTGTACTCGCTGTTGATCTTACGTGTGGACGCTGTGGACGGCGTGAGAAGCTGTACATAGCCGTAGGTCATGGTGGAGCCGCCCGTGCCGGGGGAGACCGCGTCGTCAAAGGTGAGCTTGTCAAGCAGGGACGATTCGCGGCGGAACTCGTCGATGACAAGCTGATCCACCTTGTCCGTCATTGCGGCTTTCGCCTGTGCAAGTGTAAGTGGCATAATTAGTCCTCCTTATGTGTTGTAATGTTCCGCAAGAGCGGCTCCGAGGGTCTCCGCGCCGCCGTTTCCTGCGGGTTTATCATGCTGTGCTCCAAGCTGGGCGAACATACCCGTGGGGTTAGCCTTGGTAGGATCGGGCTTATCGTCCCCGAACAGAAACGCCTTGTCGGTTTTCAGCTTATCAAGCTGTTCGGTAACGCCGATAAGCTTGTCGCCGTCCAGCTTGATAATGGAGCGGTCAAGAAGTTTGCACACGATATCCGCGTCCCGCACTCCGCATGACGAAAGCATTTTCGACAGAGCATTATCAAGCTTCAGAGCGGCGGTGTCGGCATCGTATTTTTTTGACAGTTCCGCGAAGTCGGTCTTAAGCTTCTCCACGTCCACGCCGTCAAACTTTTTGACCGTCTCGGTCAGTTCCTTGATCTTGTCCGCCGCCATAGTCAGCTCCGCGTCCTTGTCGGTAAGCTTTTTCGCCTCCGCGGAGACCTCGGCTTCGTTCATGGCGACGACCTGTTTTGCCGTGTCTTCGGGTATGCCCAGCTTGGTCAGTTCTTCAAGCTTCATAAAAATTCCTCCTTAAAAAATGTATAAAAAATGCGCCTTAAAACGGCGTTTTAATACCGTTTTAAGGGCGTTTTTCCGGGGTTAAAATCAACAATTTCCGGTCAGTAAACGATACGTCAGTATAAGTATGCAAACAGTTCCGCAGGTACCCGCAATTGAAACGGCTATCGCTAAAATCACAAGAACAAGCCGTTTCAAAATTTCCGTTAATTTGAACCAATCCATTTTCACCAGCACCTTTCAAATTTTTGTAAAATTAAAAGCACTCCGATTGGAGTGCTTTATAAACATAAAATGTATCTGTCAGTCAATTATGATTTCCGGCAAACCGAAATGCTCCGGCGGTACCGTTCCGTATTTTTCGATAGTATAGTCGAAATTATCTGCAATGCACTTATCGACCACATCGGAAAAATCGTTGAAATCTTTCTCGCTTTCAATTTCCGCAAAGCGTGGAATTTGACACATATATCCAAAATGACGATCAAACCTCATAACAGGTTCATTCCAAGGTATGGATTTTTTCATTTTACCGCCTCCTTTAGCTTGTTTTCAAAATATGATACGGAATTCGGGAATACCTTTATCATCTCTTTGTACCTGACTTTGTCGAATTGTGCTTCGTACATATGAGCAAAAGCTTCCGATGTAATAGAACTGTCATTCCAGTACGACGTTCCGTCAAGGCGCGGCGGGTGTATTGCGCAGCCTTGTATATTTCCGTTTGTTATGCCATTAAGCAAATCCGATACAGCGGAATGTTTCCTCATATCGTTTAATTCGGAAGATATTTTTTTGTCAACGTTATCAAATGTTTTAAGGTTATATTTTTTACCGACGCTTTCTCTGTAATGCTTAACATCATCACTTAGCAATTCAAGAAATTTCTTATCGTCGGAAAGTTGCCCCGCCATGTCGTCAATCAAATGCCCATGCTCATGAAACCATGTAGCAGCGTTACTTCGCGGATTGTTCATATCCGCATTGTAGTTCATATATATTTTTTGGGATTTGGTATCATAACATGCAGTACCCTCAAACGCGGCATTTGCAACAGAATCCTGCGGAACAAATTTACTGAACGCTTTTTTTGCAGCGTCAGAACCTCGTGAAAATTTTCCTCTGACAGCGGCGTAATATTCCTTGGAGACCCTGTCGTCGGAACGGAGCTTTTGTTTCAGCAAACCTAAATCCGACTGCTGCTCCGCTTTCATTATATCATTTTTTTCGGCTTTGTCAAGCAAATATTTTTTGTTTGCATGAACCGCTTTCTGACTTACCGACCGTCCAAACCCGTCCACGCGGACGCGGGACGAATCGGGAAGCAGCCCCGTAGCTTTCAAATGCTCGGAGAGCCGCGCCTCCCGCCGTTTAAGCACAGCGGACTTTCTCGCGAATTCGCTGTCATATTTAGCCTTTGCGATAGGATCATTCTCGGCAGACCGCGCACCGTCCAGAGCGGCAAGCTCGCGCTTGGATTTTCGGATCGCGCGCTCATATCCGCGCTGCTTTTGAGTGTCCGCATAAACCTGTGCATTTTCCGCGCGGGAAAAATTCGGCTCATTAGCGGGACGTGAAAGTCCATCAAAATACGGAAAAAACGAGTGCCGGCAGTTCCAGCCGCAAAGCCCGTCCCCGGTACCGTAACCCGTAGCGTCGTAAAAATACGGGTACTTAGGGTGACCCTTAACAAGGCTGTAGATTTGTCCCTGCCACTCGGCATGAGAGGGACGCGCGCCCAAATGCGAACTGACCTCCACAAGCTGACAGTCCATTTCATGGGCAAGTCCAAGCTGCATATCCCCGCAGGTCTTGCCGATCCCCGTAACGATAGCACGGCGCACAGCAACGTCAAGCTGATCCGTCCGGCCGGACTTGTACGATACGCACTTTATCCCGTCCGCACCAAGCTTTTTGACAGCTTTAAAAACCGCCTCCTGCGTGGTAAACGCACCGCTTGCAACTTCAAGGTACGCTAAGTCCAGCGCGTCGGAAAGCTGACGGTTCGCCGCTGCCGCCGCAGAATTTGTGAGATTCCGCATAAGCCCGTTAGTGTTTTTCAAGCCCTTTTTCAGAGCATTTGAAAAAGCTACCGAACGGGTATAGTTTGTAAGCTTCTCGCGGTAATCGCCAGACAGGATACCGTCCGCCATAGCGAACTTGTAAATTTTTTCGTCCTCGCGGATAGCGGTTCGGACAGCGTCCGTGTAAAGCTCCTTGACCGATCTCTCGGAGATTTTAAGTTTTTGGGCGATCCGCCGTTTGACTTCCTGCGAGGATAACGTGAGCTGATTCGCCTTGACAAGCTGCCACTCCGCCGTGGGTGTCAAAAGATTTGTTTTTTTGATACGCCGGCAGACGTCGGAAATAATTTCGTCCTGTAACTCTGACATTAATTGTATCATACTGTCGGGGAGCTTGTCAAGCTGTGCGGGGGTAAGAGCCATTAAGCCTCACCGTCCTCAAAGCCTAAATCCACTGACTCAATGCCCTTGACCTCATCAAGGATTTTTTTAGCGTCCTCCTCGGTATCGCCGTAATATTTGACCCTAAATTCCCACGGAGCCTTAACGCCGTCCCGCACCTCCTGCAAGTCCTGCAAACGCTCGGCGGTGTCGTCGATGATCACGGAGCGGTCGAAATCTATCTCGATCTCGGCGTTCTCCGCGATATCCGCGCCCATGAGATTTTTCCCGATGTGGATCACGCTCCGCACAAGGGACAGCAGGAACTGCTCCACAGCCGCGTAGTGCTTGTCGGCGTTCTGGATCAGGTCCTGCTTATCGCCCGTGTACTGCGTCGCGGTGACAACCGTCCCGCCGTTGAATTGGTAGTGCTTGTTTCCCAGACCGCACTTAAAGGACAGATAATCCAGCGCGGACTGCACTCCTTTTGTGTTATCGTCCACGCGGAGGGCGGGGTTAAATTCCATGATAAAGCTGTTTGCCTTTTCCTTTCCCTGATCTTCCGTCGGAAACTGTACATATGTAAATAACTGCTGATGTACATCGTCGGGAGCGATCTCTGTTCCGTTTTCGTCGATATCCGAAAGAGATTTCTCCATAAATATTTTTTTCTGACCGAGATAAAAATCGGCGCAGAAATTGTTAAAACAAAGGTCAACGGCTTTCAGAGCGTCGATCGCGCCGTGGATAATGGATACGCCCAGACCGTTGTTGTCCTCCGCATTGTTATCAATATTCGGCATAAAGATCGCAAACCAAGGCACGGGCGAACTTGTGGCAAATCTGCGTATCATATTTGACGGCAGAGCTTCCTCAACAAGCTGATCGTTTTCCGCAAGAAAGCGGCGGTTTTCTATCACATAGCAGCCGTTACCGTCAAGGGTATGTATCTCCAAGAGTAAATACTTTTTGCCTTTTTCGGTTGTCGAGGAAGCGAACGCCGCCTCGGTGATCCTGTCGTTATCCACGGTCAGCGGTATAATGTAGTCCGCGGACAGATAATTAAAATCAAGAGCCGCGTCCGGGGAAATATCCACAGTCAGATCGCTGCCGCTTCCCACAAGCTTAATTCCCGACGCGTGGATCGTGACCGCTCCCGTTCCCGTGGCAAACGCACGCTCTATCAGACGGTTGCCCTTTGTCCAGAAGCTGTTCGCGCCGAGGATACCCTCGGTCTCGCGCCGCCCCTGCACAAAAATATTGGTCTGCTCGTCGGAAATTTTTATGTGGGTCTTGCTGTTGAGTAAAATGCTCGCCCAGTCCTCGCAGACCTTTTTACCCATTTTAAGGGTGTACAGATCGCGTTCAATTCTTTTCTTTCCGTTACTGTAGCTGAACCGGTGAAACGGTTTACAGTACCCGCGCCACCAATCAAGCCATATGTCGATTTTGCTGTAGTATTTATTGGATATGCTGTATCCGAGATTTTCGTTTATCCATGCAATAAGCTGCTTGTTCAAATTCTCACCGCCTAACTTTTATCAAAAATATTGAACAGCCTGATAAAGCGGCTGAAGCTGTATTCCAGCGCGTCGGACGTGTCAATATCAAACGTACCGTCGTCAAGCCGCACGTCCTTTGTTTTCTCTTTAGCGTCCCATGCTTGCGATGACAAGCTGTCGATAACGTTCAGGCAGTCCTCGTGTACAAAAAAACGTCCCTGGGTCATCAGACCGTTAAGCGCGTATATTCTGTCGTTTATCAAGCCTTTCCAGCAATCGCGCACAACGACCGGAATATTAGCGCGGATAAACGCAAGCCGTATGCCGTTTATGAGCTCCTGCGAAGCGTTATCGCAGTCAATATACTGTATCCGCGCATTTGGGTACAATGCCTGAACGTACCTGAAAAACGTTATCAGCTCGCGGTTGATACGGTCGGGGTCGATCGTACCCTTGCCTTCGCCCATTTTGTAGTCGGCGATAACGCCGAGCGCCTGATAATTTCCGATAACAGCCGAAGCGACAAAGGTCACTTTAGACTTGTTTCCGCCGAAGTCCACGCCGATAGAAATAAACTTCACGCCGCTGTATTTTTTCGATACGATAAATCTGTCGGGGTTATCCGCGAACTGCTGGAATACCAAGCCCTCCGCAACACAGCGGTCGCCCTTTATTGCCCGCCGGTACTGTACCGATTTGGGATCGTACAATGATATGAACGCTTCCCGCTGCTCATCGGTAATATTAATGTTGTCATAAATCGTGAAATGCTCGTAGTTATATCCCGCGCCGAGAGTACCCTCCGCGGCTTTCTTTGCAAACTCGTCGATGTACTTTTTATAGATCACTGCAAACGGACTGCCCGGATTCAGATCCCAAAATATTTTTCTGCGCTGCGCCGCCGCCTGACGTTTAAACGCCTCGTCGATCGTATCCTCATGGTGGAGGTCGATCTCCGTCGCGATCCACATACCTATTGATGTGCCGCGGAATTTTTTATAGCTGTCGGACTTTCCGCCGCCCACAAACATTATGATCTTTTCCCTGTAGTTCGTAAATTTCCCGCGGACTATGAGAGCCTCGTTTCCGCGGTATTTACCCCATTTGCACTGCCCGCGGAAATAGTGTTCAATGCCGAAGCCGTTGCAGTCGCCGATAATAAGCTTCGCTGTGGCGGCGGTGGAAGCTGTGGCGAGGTGCAGCTTGTCGGGGGTATCCCGCAACTCCTTGCAGAACGCGATCACGTTGTCAACGGTTTTTCCGGCACGCACCGCGCCCTCTGCAACGTTATAGGTACAGTCGCGGCAGCGGCGGATATACTCTTTATGCTTATCGGAAAAATTGTAGGGGATAGTTTTTTTAGCTGTTATCGCCATAAAGCTCCTCCTCAATCGCCGAAACGTCCTCGACCTCGGTGTCGCCCACAGGCTTGTCGCTGTACTTTCCGGGCAGCCTGTTTTTAAGCAGGAACTGCAGTGCGCCGACGTTAGGCGCAGCCTGTATCTGCTTTTTCTTGGTGGACTTCCTGCCGCCCTTGTAGGACACCTCGCTTTCGACCCGCGTTCCGCCTACCGCCGCGCCGATGAGAGCAGCTTCCGCTTCGGCGTTTATCAGGTCGGAATAGTCGGCAATAAATTTTGCCACGTCCTTACGGCGCGCGGCATAGTCTTTCATCATTTGGGTTCGCTTTTTCTTGTCGGGTTCTGCAAGAATGGCGTTAATAAGGTCGGCAGCCGTAGAGCTGCCAATCTCGTTGTCGTTTTGGGGATTTTCAGCGGACTTTATCGCCTCCGCCAGAGCTTTGATATTATCTTTTTCTACGGGGTTCATTTTATCACCTCACAGCGTTTGCAAGTTAATTTGCGGGGAATCCTCCAAAGGGACAACCTCCCGTGGGAGGGGAAGGCTCTCTCGTAAACCAAAAGGACGCTGAGCCGACCTCCCCCTCCCTCTCGCGGTTTTCTCTCTGGACTCTCTTTCCCCTCGCCCCTCCCTCTCCCGGCTCACGCTATCCGCAGTAATAAATGTTTGCGGGATCACAGGATAGCGTAGCAGGGGTGGGAGAGGGTCAAGGAAAGAGGGAGCAACGAGGGGGAAAACCATAAGGGAGAGGGAGGG